CCGTTCAAGTATGGGTCATCCGAAATTGATCCTGATCCGGTGGTGCGCGTTCTCAAGCTGCGCGGTGAGCTGATTGCGGTCAACGCGAACACAATTGAGTTTTTCGCCAACATCGGCGGCGCCGGGTTTGCGTTCCAGCGAGTCGAAGGCGCGCAGATCCAAAAGGGCGCAGTCGGCACGCACGCCGCTTGCATCTTCTCCGACGCAGTGGCGTTTGTGGGCAGTGGCCGCAACGAACCACCCGGCGTGCACCTGGGCGCCAATGGTGGATCGCAGAAGATCAGCACGCCCGAAGTCGACCGCATCCTGGCCGACTACACCACCGAGCAACTGGCCAGCGTGGTGCTTGAGTCGTTCGAGAACGCAGGCCGTATGCAATTGCGCGTGCATCTGCCGGATCGTTGCCTAGTGTTCGATGCCACGGCCACCAAGGCCACGGGGCAGGCTGTTTGGTTCATGCTGACCAGCGCGGCCGATGGCTTCGCGCAGTACCTGGCGCGATACCCCGTGTGGTGCTATGACCGATGGATCGTGGGTGATCCGACAAGCACCAAGATCGGATACCTCACCGAGTCCGCATCGACCCATTGGGGCGAGGTGGTGCGATGGGAGTTCGGAACCATGGTGGTCTACAACGAAGGCGCAGGGGCGGTGGTGCAGCGCATGGAGCTTGTCGCGCTGACCGGCAACGTGGCCGCACAAGCTCAGATCAGCATGGCCTACTCCGACGATGGCGAGACGTGGAGCACCGAGCGGCCTATTCTGTCCGGTGTCGTGGGTGAGCGCGCAAAACGGCTGGTGTGGCTGCGCTGTGGTACGGTGCGCAACTGGCGCATCATGCGGTTCCGTGGTGACTCGCGCGCTCACATCTCCATGGCCCGCCTTGACGCGCAGTTTGAAGCGCTGGTGTATTGACCATGGCGCTACAAGACATCTTCTATAGGCTGTCGCGGCAGGAGATCGCGCAGATCTTCAAGTCGCCACGAGCGGTGCAGGCGTATGAGAAGCTGCAAGACGGCCTAAGCATTGACATCGTCGATGCGATCAATCAAGCGCAGGCCGATGCGGATGCGGCGCAAGTGACGGCTGATGCGGCGGCCGATGACATCACCGCGATTGAGCCGCGCGTTCCCGGCCCCGAGCTCGTGTTCGTGTCTGAGCTGGCGGACTTGCCCACGGCTTCGGCGGGCGTCATAACGATGGCGGCAAACGCGACGTATTTTTTCACCAAGACGGTGGACCTGGCCGGCGCGCGATTGGTGGCCGGTCAGAACACCACCATTCTCGGCACGTCATCCGAAAACGCGCGCATCAAGTCCACGGGATTGGTGGGGCTTGCGCTGCTGACATCGGCATGGACGCTGCCGCTGCGCAACATCACCATCGAATCGGCCATTGCGCTTGATCTGGACGCCGCTGGCAACCCCGATCAGGCGCTGGACTGGTTTGGCGTCAACTTCACAGATTGCGCCACGGTGGGCACCATTGCCAACTATGGCAACGTGATCCTGACCGACTGCGCGTTGATCAACAGCGCAAACCTGACGTTCGACGGCACCATCAACACTGTGGGCGTCATCAGCAGCCTGTTTTCTGGCGTGTCTGGTCAGACAACAGTCATCGTCCCGGCCACGGCGACCATCGTGCGCCGTCTGCGCATCATCTACTCGGCCATTATCACGCCCAGCACTGGCACGGGCATCAGCTTCAGCGCATCGGCCAGTGTGCCGGCCGAGGGCTACATTCTCGATTCGTGCAACTTCAGCGGCGCGGGCACCTACGTCACGGGCGTGACCAGCACATCGGACAAGGCGCTGTTCGTCAACAACGTGGGCATCACGAACACGTCCGCGAACGGGCAGATGTACATGCACGGCAATGCCACGGCAACGACCGTTGCGGCGGCGAATACGTATTACAAAGTGGCCGGCACCACCACGGCAGGCCCGGATAACTCCAAGTTCACTCACTCAAACAACCGGCTGACCTATTCCGGCGCGATCAGCAGGCAGTTTCTGGTTGTGTGCAGCGTGTCATTCACGGCCGGCACAAACGACATTTGCCGCTTTGGGTTCTATGCATCGGCCGGCGCTGCGGTGCGCACTGGTAGCACGGTTTTGGCTACAGCCAATATCGCGGCCGGACTGTTTGGCCGAGCGGAATCGGTGACCATGCAGGACATCATCACCATGAGCAATGGCCAGTACATCGAAGTGCACGGCATGAACACATCTGCTGCGAACAACATCACCGTGTCGGACATGAACGTGACAATCACGCAGCTCTGATATAAACTGGCGTCGCTGAGTTTTGCGGCTTCCAGCGGCTTCATGGGAATGAGTGTCATGGAAGAACTGAGCATCACTTCAGACAATCAGTTTGAGCGCATCAAGTCAATCATGGCTTCGTTGCCGCAGTTGCCTGCTTTCAAGACTGATCATTTTTTCGCTGGCGGCATGTATTGCCGACGGATTGAGATCCCGGCTGGATCAATCATATTGAGCAAGGTTCACAAGACAGAGCATCACTTCATTGGATGCGCTGGTGAGCTTGTGGTCGCTGGGCAAGGCGAAACATACACCCTGTCTCCTGGCGATGTCGTTGTGTCAAAAGTTGGTACAAGGCGTGTTGTCTTTGCAAAGACGGATGTTGTCTGCATGACCGTTCACCGCACCGACATGACATCAACTGACGGACTTGAGCAAGAGTTGATGCAATTTGACGAAGATGCTCTTTATGACGTCAACAACAAACCTAAGCCCGGTGTTCTGGTTTGTGACAGCGTTTCAGAATTGAGGTGATTTTATGACTTGGGGATTTTCTGCCGTCGCGGCCGCAACAGTCGTCGGCGGGTACATGAGTGCCGAAGCATCGGAGGATGCTGCGTATGCCGCATCTTCGGCAGAAGAGCGCGCAGCGCGCTTGCAAATGGATGAATCACGCCGCCAATTCGACGAAATCCAGAAACTTCTGTCCCCATACACACAAGCCGGCGAATCGGCCATCGGGCAGCAGAAAACGCTGCTGGGTCTGAACGGCCCCGAAGCCCAACAGGCCGCGATCAATCAGCTTCAATCGTCACCGCAGTTCACATCGCTGGTTCAGCAGGGCGAAAACGCACTGCTGCAAAACGCATCGGCCACTGGCGGGCTACGGGGCGGTAACACTCAAAACGCGCTTGCCACGCTGCGCCCGCAGATGTTGTCAGCACTGATCGAGTCGCAGTACAGCAAGCTGGGCGGCCTCACATCCATTGGCCAGAACGCAGCCGCTGGTGTTGGTAATGCAGGCATGGCAACTACCAGCGCCATCAATCAATCGCTCGGCAACATTGGATCTGCACAAGCTGGTGCTGCATTGGCAGCGGGTAAGGCGCAAGTAGGCTTCTACAACTCGATTGGCAGCGCCATTGGCATGCTCGGCGGGGCAATGGGCGGAGGTGGCGGTGGCGTTAGCCAGTCTGCCCTGCAGTCATATCAGGACATCGGGAACGTTCAATTCGGAGCGCCTAGCGGCGGTGGTGGGCTGTACACCAGCGGCACATTCTGATCGGGATCACCATGCCAGCATTCGACTACACAATCCAAACGCCGGACGCCTTCACGTCCGTGGCTCAAGGCTTTCAGCTCGGCTCGGCCATGCGCGCGCAGCAAGAGCAACGCGCCATGCAGGAGCAGCAGCAGCAGGCCGCCATGGCCGCCGAACAAGCGCGCCAGCAAGAGTTGAACCGATTTGGGCAGTTGCCCATGGAAAAGGTCACGGCGCAGGACGTTTTCCGCGTCGCGCAGTACATGCCGGCCGACAAGGTTACCGCCCTGAAGGACATGATGGGCCAGATGACGCAAGAAGGCCAAAAGCGAGAACTCGATTTCGCTTCTGGCGTGTCGTCGGCATACCTGGCGGGCAAGCCCGAGGTGGCAAAGCAGGCGCTGTTGTCCAAGGCCGAAGCGGCGCGCAATTCGGGCAACGAGCAACGCGCACAAGAGCTGGAGGCGATTGCCGAAATCGGCATGATCCGCCCTGAGGTTGGTCTCAAAGCCATGGTGCCCATGATTGCCCAGCTTCCAGAAGGCAAGCAGGTCATTGAAAACCTGTTTGCCGCTCAGAAGATCACGGGCGAAGTGCGCAAGGGGGAGGCGGAGGCCACGACCGCAGAGGCCGTCGCAGCCACGGAGCTTGACAGGCGCAAAGCTGATATCGCAAACACATGGAGTCAGATGACCGAGCGCGCCGACCGCTTGGGGCTAGACCGCGACAGGTTGCAATCGGAAATCGAATCTCGCCTTGATGAGCGTGCGGCCAAGCTGGTGGAGCTGCCCGAGTCGTCGCGCAAGATCGTCAACGACGCCAACGGCGCTGCGGTTTCGGCTGAGGCCGCGACAGGGCGCCTTTTGACTTTGTCCGATGGTCTTGATGCCGAGGCTGGCAAAGGCATGATGGGCGCCGGATGGGGCTCATTGGGAAGCGCAAACGAATGGCTTCGCAGCAAGTTCGGCATGCCGGGTGGCATGACTGGATTGCGCAAAGAGTACCTTGAGATGCGCAACTCTGAGGCCATGAGAAACCGACAGCCTGGGTCCACGACGGACAAAGATTTGGATTTCTTGCTGGAACCGTTTCCCGACCAATTCACCGATGCAAAATCTCTTGCTGCATACACGCGCAAGATGGCAAAGGCCGCTGCAGCAACAGCCGCCTACGAATCCGCCAAAGCCGAATGGGTCGAGGGCGTGGGCTTCATGGGCAAGCCCAAGAAGGACATTGAAGTGGACGGCGTGAAAGTGTCCGCTGGCACGACGTTCCCCAAGTTCGCCGCGCAGTACGTTGACCGCAAGGTCAAGGAGACCATGAGCAAAAAGACCGTGGAAGGCCGTGGCTACATGAAGTGGGCAACGCCACAGGCAGCGCCCGCCACGCCCAATGGCCTGGGTTCTGGTTCGTTCGGCATCGGGGGTCAATGATGGACGCGCCCAAGAGCTACAAAGACCCGTACTGGGCGCAACTGGCATCGGCTACCGAGCGCAAGCTCGGCATCCCCGATGGCCTGCTGGGCAGCATCATCACCAAGGGCGAGCGCAGCAACAACGATCAGGTCAGCGAGGCGGGCGCGCGTACCGTCGCACAGATCATCCCCAGCACGCGCGATGCTGTGCTGAAAAAGTATGGCGTGGATGCGTACCTGAGCTCAGAGAACGCCATTGAAGCCGCTGGCCTGGTGCTCAAGGAAGGGTTGGACCGCAATGGCGGCAACACCTCCGCAGCCGTGGCTGAGTATCACGGCGGGGTCAAACGCGAGAACTGGGGTCCGCGCACGAAGGCTTATGTGGAGCGCGTGACCGGCGCCCAGGCGCAACCTACCACGGGCCAATCAACCTACTCGCGCATCAAGGCGCAGCGTGAGGCCGAGAACCCGCAATCCGCCAGCATCGCATCGGTGCTGGATGCGTACCAGTCTGGCAAGATGGCGCCGGAAGACGCCGCTCAGTTTGAGAAGGATGTCAATGCCGGGATGGTGATCCTCCCGCAAGGGCGCACGCTCAAGGGCGCGGCGACGCAGGCCCCCACATCCGACCGACTGCCGCAGGGCGTGGTGGATGCCTACCTCAACGGGCAGATGCCTGCCGAGGACAAGGCCGCGCTGGATCGTGACATAGCGGCGGGCCTGGTGGATGTACCCGACGGATACGGCCAATACTTCAAGGGCTCCAATGCCAAGACCGGCGCGCAGCTCATGGAGCAAGTGCAGCCCAGCGCCCCGACCACACCGGGCCGCGAAACAACGCTGGGTGAGGATGTGGTGGGCGTAGGTGAGGCGGCGCTGGCCGCTGCCACGGGCGCAACCACCGGCACCATCGGCACCATTGCGGGTGGCGTGAGCCAGGCTGTGCGCGAGGCGCAGGCGGGTCAGTTCGGCACGCCCCAGGCCGCCCAACGCATCGCAGCGCAAGCCGCACAAGGCGGGCAGGCTGGCACGTTTGCCCCGCGCACGGAGGCTGGGCAACGCAGCGCGCAGCAGTTGGCCGAGTTCGCTGAGATTTTGCCGCCCGTGGTGCCCCTAGCTGATCAGCTTGGCATGGCTGCCCGCGCTGCTCGCCCTGCTGCGCAAGCGGCGGTGACCGCAGGCCGTGCGGCTGTGCCCGCTGCCGTGCAGCGTGTGCAACAAGCGACGGCGCCGATTCAGCGGGCTGCGGGCGCGGCTGGCGAGGTCATCAAAGCCCCCATCAAAAAAGCGGGTGATCTGCTTGTCCCATCAAAACTGCCGCCGCTTGAGTTGCCGGATTCGGCCAATGGCGGACGGTCTATTGGTGCGGCTGAGACTGCGGCGGCGAACCAACGCCGCTCTGTGGCTGAATCAATGCCTGTGCCGTTCACTGGCGAATCCGGATACACCATTGGGCAAGCGACCCGCGACCCTGCATGGGTTCGGTTTGAAAAGGAGGCCGTCAAGCGCGAAGGCGGTGAAGACTTGCGCGAACGGACCGTCAACCAGACGAGAACCGTTTACGCGAACTTCGATCATGTGGCTGAATCATTCGATCCGGCGTCCACGGAAAACCGAGCCATTGGCGCGGCCATTGACCGCCCGTTACGCAATCGCATGGCAATCGAAAACCGCAAGGTTGACCAGGCCTACACCGCCGCGCGTGAGGCCGGTGAGTTTGACCAACAGGTGAACACTGATGGGCTGGCGCAGGCATTGAACGGATTCATCACGCGCGAAGGCGTTGCGCCGAATGCAAGAGCTGTCCGCCTTGAGGCGCTGCGCTTGGGCCTGGTGGCCGAAGATGATGCTGGAAACCTTGTCGGACGCACGGCTCGATTCGGCGAAACCGAGACGCTCCGTCAGTTCGTGGGCAAGGTCACAAAGTGGGAAGATGACCCGCAATCGTTCGCTGGGGCGTCACTCAAAGGCGCGATTGACGCCATTCAATCGACGGTTGACTCGCCTCTTTTGACGCGTGGCCGGCAGTTGCGCACGCAGTTCGCTCGTGAGTTTGAAAACGTTGGGCTGACCCGTGAGATTCTGTCAACCAAGCGCGGCACGACTGATCGCAAGGTCGCGATTGAGGACGTTTACAGCAAGATCATGAGCGCCCCGCTTGACTCCATGAACGCGTTTCGGGCTACGCTCCTGAAGTCGGGGCCGGAAGGCGTGCGTGCATGGAACACCATCAAGGCGAAGGGCATTGAAGAACTCAAAGCCGCCGCCATGACCAACAACAAAGATGAGGCAGGGCAACGCACGCTGTCGCAAGCGAAGCTCAACAACGCAATCCGCGCCATGGATGCGGATGGTCGACTGCAATCGCTGTACGGGAAACGCCAAGCTCAAATGATCCGCGACCTTGGGGACATTGCAAACGACATCTATGACGCTCCGCCTGGCACGGTGAACTACTCCGGTTCGGCGTCTGCGTTTGCAACATTCCTAGACACCGCTGCAACTTTCATGATCTCCGGCATCCCCGCGCCAGCATTGAAGGCATCCATGGAGTTGGCAAAGTACGCCCGCAACAAAGAAGCGATGCAGCGCATCCGCCAGACACTCAGCGACCCCAACGCTACCACCGGGAAGTTCTAAATGATCACCCTCCAAACCCCCTACGTTCAATTCACCGAGCTGGACGGCTCCCCGCTGGATGATGGCGCGGTGTACATCGGCACGGCTGGCCTGAACCCTCAGACCAACCCCATTACGGTGTATTGGGACAACGCCGGCACTCAGCCCGCCGCGCAGCCGCTTTCCACCCGCTCGGGCGTTATCGCCCGAAATGGGGCACCAGCTCGGGTTTACATCAATGCGGCCTCTTACTCGCTCATGGTGCGGGATAAGCAAGGCCGGCTGGTGGCCAGTGAATTGAGCATCACCTCATCCGTTGACGCATCGGGTATCACCGATGGAACCATCGTAGAAGCCAAGCTTGATGCCGCGCTGGCAACCAAGATCAACGGCGCGCTGCAAAAGACGGGTGGCACGATGACCGGGGCAATTGTGCTGCCTGGCAATGCGACGAATGCGCTTGAGGCTGTGCCGAAGCAGCAGGCGGAAAGCATCGCCACGGCGGCCGCTGCGGATCGCCTTCAATACTCGCTGACCGCGACACAGACCGCCACGGGCTTGGTGGTGGACTTCACCAGCATCCCGGCATGGGCTGATCGCGTCACGGTCATGTTCACCGAACTGAGCACCAATGGCACATTCAATCCGATCATCCAGATCGGCGATTCTGCTTTCAAGACGACAGGGTATGCGGGGTCGCAAACGCTGCTGACCGCAGGCGTGGCCACATCAAATCTTTCTACCGGGTTCCAGATTGGCGGGGCCGCTGCAACATCCTTCCGAAATGGCTTTTTTACCATTGTTCGCCGTGGATCAAACACATGGGTGGCAAGTGGCACCACTGGCTTTTCTGACTCGGCCGGCATTGCTGTCACAGCCGGCTATGTGGAGCTGACCGGCGCTCTTGAGCGAATCCGATTCTCGGCTGGCGGCACGGACCAGTTCGACAATGGCGCGCTGTCTGTTTTGATTGAGGGATGACCCATGGGAATGCGAACCGAGATGGACGTGAACACCGGCAAACTGCGTCAAATCAACACCACCGCGTACACAGTCAATGGCGTTCTGGTGTTTGTTGACGAAGGCCAGCCCGTGCCGCGTGGCGCCGTCATGGCATCCACCACCCCGCTTACTGAGGTCGTGTCCGCACCGCCCCAGATCGGCAAAACGCAGGCCGACAAACTCATCGCGTTTCTGAAGGCCAATCCCGACATCGTCGCGGCCGCAAAGCTGTAAAATCCATCAAACCCCACCTAGTGGGGATACAAAACATCATCCAAATGGGCGATAACACAACATGCAGGACCTACACCCCGAAGTCGCAAAGGCCGCCCCTGGCGTGATCGGCGCGCTGATTGCCTCGCTTTGGTCGAAAGAGTCGCCCGTGCGTGCGTTTGTGCTGTTCCTGGCCGGCACGGCGCTGGCGTACATCGTCGGCGGATGGCTGGCCAAACAAATGGGCATCGCCACGGAGGTGGCCGGCTTTGTGGCCGGCGCTTACGGTATCGCCGTGGTGAACAAGGGTTTTGAGGCCTTGCAACAGTTCCCGCTCGGTCAGTTGCTGGCCGATTGGGCCAAGAGCAAACTCGCGAAGGACCAAGCCCCATGTGGACCGCCGTTTTCTGCCTGCTGTACGTTGCAGCCA